TTGTTCATCGTTTTGTTCGAATAATAATCTTACCGCTACTGCCGAAATTAACTTACGTGCTTGTAGTAATAATCTTCTAACATTTATTCTATCAAGTGCAGATTCTTTAATCTGTAAAGTTTTGTTACCCCAAATAACTGTACCGACATCAGAGAAGGTTGCTATCGGGTTTAATCTACCTTGATAAAGTGTATCTCTATCTTCTTGTGTTAGTTTTTTACGTGCTTTAACAGAATTAACTAAACCTCTCGTGTAACCCGCTGATGCGAACCATGGGAAAGCGATGTTGTCTGTTAATGCTAAGTTTCTAACAACTTCACCTGTTGGTGGAAGATAAATCTGTGTATTATTAACAGTATCTCTCGTAAGAATCCACGGGTAATAAGATGCAGTGTAGTTAGAGTCAATTCCTGTATCCTCTAAATTATCTACCGCCTCTTCAGGATAAATGAAGTCCGTATCAAAATTCCCTAAAGAAGGTGTAAACATATTATAATCAGGTGTTGTACAAATATAAACTGAATCTGCTCTGTCCTGTTCAATCATGTCAATTGCCGACTCAACTAAATTTGAGTTGTTAACATAATCAATACCAGGTGTAGTAAACACGTTAATGTTAACCGATTCAGGATTATTGAATGTGTACTGACCCCATAGGTATGCGTAGTAATCAGTGTTAGCCCAAGTTAATTTGTCTGGACCAACAATTTGTTTAAACGCCCCCCACCCTGTTGCGGTTGGATAAGTTATTGATGGTGCTGCTCCAGCCCTAAAGCCAGACGCACCTAATTGGTACCTATCACCGTTAGTTCTATATTGTCTGTATATGTCCCATCCATCAAAACCTCCTGACGGTACTACAGTGAACTTACGTGCATTTAATCTGTAATATGGGTTACTTTCATTTTGAGGTTCCCCATCAAAACTAGCGTCACCGACTTCAAAAGCGGTTTCACCTGAAGTAGTATAGTTAGATGAAATTAAAATAACCGTAGCTCCTGAATCCATATGGTAACCTTTAGTTAGGTAAGACCATGGTTGTGAATCAGTAGCGGTTGCTAAATTAGTAGGATTTTGTTTTCCTTTATATGATAAGAAATCCACATCTATACCTGCGGTGTTAGAAACACCTAAGTATGTTCTTCTTACTCTATCACCTGAACTTCTCGTTTCATTGTCTGTACCTGAAGCCGCACCAAATGGTGGGTTCCAAATAACTTCACCCGGTGTGTCATATTTTGTTTTATATTCTAAGAATGGTGATTTAACTCCTGAATACTGTCTAGTTTGATATCCTCTAAACCCACAAGGTAGTGAATCCATAGGTGCGTCTTCATTCATTTCTAACATTATAAATCTTGACCTTAATTCAAACTCACCATTAGATGTACCAATTTTCTTAGCCACAAAACTATTTTGGTTGATATCCATTGTACAGTTAGTGAATTTCTCTAAAACTACAGGATTTGCGTCTGTATCGAAGAAATCACGTACTACAACATCAAAGGTTCCATTATTAAATGAGATATTCATAATTGAAACTTTTACCTCTCTGTTTGCAGTATTACCGTCAGATATTGTTATAACTTTAAACATATCATAAACTTGGTTACCTCTCAGTTCTGAAACAAAATATGGAGTTTCAGGTGTTTGATATTGTTCTAAATACCAACCAATACTTGTGTTAGTTCCTAAATCTTGTCTCGCGCTTGGTAAATCAGTTAGAGTACAATTTAAACCACGAACACGACCTAATCTATAACCAGTATTTAATAAGTTATAATATTCTTCTTCTACGAATAAAGGTACTTCAGATTTTGGTTTTGCGAAATTTGATTTTCCGAATACCTTTGATAAGTAATTGGAATTAGATACGTTAAATGATGTTTGGAAAAAGAAATTATCTCCATTTGCAGTTGTTGCTGAAAGACCAAATGTAGAGAAAGGGTTAGTATTAACCTCCGAGTAAACACCCGTACAATCCATAGTAACCGCAGTTAATCCTGATACTTCATATACAGGACCATCATCAGCAGTATATGTGTCGATACCTCGTGAACGTAAAGTTGCTACTACCACATCATGATAATCATTATATGGTGTACCTGTGTAGTTCGTTACAAAAACATGTGCAGTACCTGTAAAGGATAAACCATCATTATTTAAAGTGGTTAAACCTAAACCAAAACCGGTACCGTTATAAACTCCACTTGTTTCAGTAAATAAAGCGTAATACCATGGGTCGTTTACTGAGTCCGTTAAATTAATATTTTCGAAACTAATATCCTCAACCCCCAAAACGTTAGTGTTAGTTGCTCCGAGCGTACCCGTTTGGTTAACTGTAGCACCTGTAGTATCATCAAATGTTGAAGCACTTACCGCACCCCAAAAATAAGATGTTTGTCCTGAAGTATTTCCAGTCGCAGCTAAAATTTCACTATACATATACCCCTCAATATCTGATTGTAAAGTTGATTCTCCACCGGTATATGTTGTATATGAATCTGTTATCACACCTTGAATTGAAGCGGGAAGTGTTCCGTAACTCGTTACGTCAACACTTGTAGATGTTCCTGATACTCCGGTAAATGTAATTAAATGTGGTCCAGATTCGCTCGTGTAGGTTGTTCCTGAACTATCTAAGTTACCGATAGTTGTTATTGACCATGAAGGTCCCGCGTCGTACCCTGATAGACCAAGTACTCTAGTAACAAACAATTGATTTGATTGTTGTAGATATGATTTAGCTATGTAAGCCGCCTCATACTTAGGTATCTGAGTATTTACGAATTTAGTTGGATTTGTACCACCAAAATAGGATTGGAACTCATCGTAATTAGTAATGAAAATCGGCTCGAACGCTGGTCCCGAAATTGTTTCACCTACTAACCCAAGAGTTGTGACTCCTACACTTTGTGCTACAAAACTTAAATCTCTTTCTGATGTATAAACACCCGGAGATACAAATACTTTGTTAGATGTTGCCATTGTGTAATTTTTTTCTTAAGTTTTTATTTATTGATAAATATTAGTAAAAAGATGAAAAAACTAATAAGCTAAGAGTATATTTATAAAGAGTATGAAAAAGTTCTACCTTTTTTCTACATTTAAAAAAAACACCTATGGCTAAAATAAAAAACATAAAAATTTCACCTGAGTCACATATGACTTTAAAAATATACTGTGAAAAACACGGTTTAAAGATATATAAGTTCTTAGAAAAATTAATTGAGGATAATTGTAAAGAATCGAGAGATATCTACGGAGAGTAATTAAAGAAGTCTCGCTTTAGATTTTAATACTGACTGTTTGGTTGTATCTATTTTAACTACATCAATCTTAATCACATCATTAGTTGATACCTTTATTGTTGAAATATCATCACCGATATAGTTACCATTAATATAGACAGAATAACTATCTACGTTAGATGATTCTAATATTGTTAAGTCAATTTCATATCTGTAAGTTTCAGTTAAAGAATCTAAACCACTAACAAAAATAATATCTAATTCAAAGTCACTTGGGTTTGAAGGTAATTTTTCGACTCTCTTACCTTTATTAAGTAAATCAACCTCAAATATAGTCGAGGTTCTAGATATAGCTGGAGATACCTCAAACTCTTCCTCATCTAACAAGAATCCCATCATTAAGAATTCGTAGTTTTGTACGTAGTATTTTCTTTTCTCAAGTTCTAAAACAGATTCGTCAGATGAACTGTTTAATATCATTGGTATATAGTGACCTTTTATTTCCGTATATGCCTGTCTAGATGAAAATTTCTGTAACACCTTTTTATTAAAGTCATTTAACTCTCTCATTCTATTACAGAATATTTTTACATTGTAAGTAATATCTACAGGAACGGGTTGAGGTATTTTATATATATCCATACCTTTTCTTTGACCGTCCCACGTTGGTACTTTAGCGTAATAGAATTGTCTTCTATTTGGTATGGTATATTGTAATGACGGATTCGTCCCAAACTTAACATCGGGATTTCTAACCGTGGCGACAAAAGGAGGTTTAATATTTTTATCTAAATCCTGAAAATTCCAAGTCTCAGTAAACTGTGCCCAATTTTGTGTGGTTATAATTAAATCTATGTTTTTTATATTCTTACCGTTTACTGAAATACCTAATTCGTCTCTAACAAAATCTAACATACCCCTATCTAAATCCGCATGTAAAATGGATTTTGGTAAATAGGTTCCGTCTTCTTGAATTTGTTCAAGTAGTTCCTCTCTTCTCTGATGTAAAATTTTATCAGGAGTTAAAGGTAAATATTTTTTTACATTTTTAGGTAGTCCCATTATTTTACAGTTTCACTTATAAAAAATACTTTATTCTTAGAGTTAATCATTTCAACCTCGTTAGCATTGTAAATTGGTTCCTCACCATCTTTTCTAACGAATGAATCATACTTATACGGATTATACGTTATCACATTCTCATTTGGCTCATCAGGTAAGTTTTCACACGGAAACGTACAAAAATCCATTAAAGTTCCAATCACAAAGGCATGTACATTTTTTCTCATTTCATCTCTTACTTTTTCTTTACCTCCTTGTCGTACTCTAAATTCAACATCTTTTAATTTAACGTAATCGGCATACATTACAATTTTATTTTTATATGATACTGAAAATGTGTGTTTATGTAAGTTATAGTATACCATAACTTTTTTACCTATATAATTAACTTCTTGATTATCGTTACCACATTTATGACAGATATACGGGTCGTGGCCACCGTCACTTAAATCCCAAGACCACCCACAATCATCACACACAACTTTTTCACCTTCAATACCTTCACACATATGTGACATACGGGTTTTAATAAAATTTATTTCTTTTAGTAATTTTTTCATATTCCTCTAAATTCTCCGTCATTAACAGGTGCCGCAATTATACTTCGGTAAAATGGTTTATACCCACCATAAGTATGTTTATTGTCGCTAACAACACGACCATCATTAACAACAGAGTAATACCTTACTCGGTCCTCAGTTTCATAATAACCTAAATAATCACCGTAATCGATGTCAATATTTAACTCATCTAACGCGTCTTGGTAAACACCAACCTTTAAGTTACCTGGTTCTAATTGTGATAAATTAGCATTAGAATAATTTTGATTTTCAGGTGTCTCGATAGTTACGTATCCTTTAAATTCAACAGGAGGTAAAAACTGTATTCCGTCCTCTAAAGATTCTCCATATACATCATCGGTTTTAGTTTTTTGTCTATCGACCTTATATAGAACAACGGTGAAATGCATATCACCTTCAAGCCATTCACGACCCATATTTTGTTCTAATCCAAAATCCTCGGAACCGAAAAACTTTTCTAAACGCGTTATTGGTATCTTTCTATTACTCATATATTGATAAATAGTTAGTTTATAGTTATATTATAAATATTAGATTATGGAAAGTAATAAAGATAAATTATCTAAGATACCTGAAGTTAGGGCGCAACGTACATTAGAAGTATACGATGGGTTCAATAATTATATACAATCTATTCAAAAAAAATTTAAAGAACAAAAACATTTTAAATTAACAAGGGCTCAAGCCGACTACATCAATAGTTATCATGAGTTAGTCCCTAAAATTGCCAGAAAGTGGGTGGACTTAGATAGTTACTTCGGTAATAAGATGATGGAAGATAAACTTCTAACGAAAGTACCTGAAAAAGTTTACATTGAAAAACTTTTGGTCGAAAAAGATAAATCTTTTCACATATGGGGTAAAATATTTGAAAATGAAAAATTACATTCATTTTGGTTACCTCGTGTTGCACTAATAAAATCACAGGAAATTGAAAAGGTTGAAATAGATTACACTAAATACTCTCATAGACCTCCTTTAGAACATCAAATAGAATCTATTGAAAAATTAGCGAGTCATAAGAAATATATCTTAGCCGATGATATGGGGTTAGGTAAGACTACCTCAACCGTCATTGCGGCTTTAGAGTCAGGTGCCGAAAGAGTATTAATTGTTTGCCCCGCATCTTTAAAAATTAATTGGAAACGTGAAATTCAAAATTATACCGAAAAAAGTATATCAATAGTCGAAGGTAAGAAATGGGAAAGTGCCGATTTTGTTATTATAAACTACGACATATTAAAGAATTTTCATGATATAAAGAACAAAGAAGAATCAATAATATTACAAGAAGGGTTCGATTTAGTTGTTGTCGATGAGGCACATTACATTCAAAATGTTCAAGCAAAAAGAACTAAATTAATTAACGACATAATAAATTCAATAGGTAGGGTATGGTTACTAACGGGTACTCCAATGACATCAAGACCAATTAATTATTATAATTTATTAAATTTAGTGGAATCTCCTGTGGCGTATAATTGGATGGCGTACGTAATTAGGTACTGCGAAGGTTATCAATTTAATGTAGGTAATCGTAAAGTATGGAACGTAAATGGGGCATCTAACTTATTAGAGTTAAGAGATAGAACCAAAACGCATGTTCTTAGAAGATTAAAACAGGATATTTTAGATTTACCTGATAAGATTATCACTCCCGTTTATTTAAATTTAAAATCTAAAGAGTATATGGCACTTATGGGTGAATACTACGATTGGATGGAGGATGATAGGGAGAAAAAATCATTAACCGTACAATTTTCTATGTTAATGAAAGTCAGACAAATAATTGCCGAAAATAAAATAAATGAAACTTGTGAGTTAGTTGAAAACATTATTGAACAAGGGAAGAAAGTAATTGTCTTTACCAACTTTACTGACACACTAAATAGAATTACAGACCACTTTGGTAAAAAAGCAGTTAAATTAGACGGTAAGATGAGTAAAATTGCTCGTCAAAACTCTGTG